CTCATCAGCTGAGTTACAGAAGTTGTTAAAGAATAATGCACAAGAATGAAGGTTATCTAGGTAATATCAATGTCAAGAGAGCTGGTGTACAGTCTCAATGGTCAGAAGAAGAAATACTAGAATACAAAAAGTGTATGGAAAATCCCATATACTTTATAGAAAATTATATCAAAATCATTTCACTAGATGAAGGTCTAGTACCATTCAAACTATACGGATATCAAGACGAACTTATAACACACTTTGATGAAAGTCGTTTTAGTATTGTACTTGCTTGTAGACAGTCAGGTAAGTCTATTACAGCTTGTGCTTATCTAGTTTGGTATCTCCTATTCCAACCTGAACAAACAATAGCAATCTTAGCAAACAAAGGTTCAACAGCTAGAGAGATGCTAGCTCGTATTACAACTATGTTAGAGCATGTTCCGTTTTTCTTACAACCTGGTACAAAAGTATTAAACAAAGGATCAATCGAATTCGAAAATGATAGTAGAATCATAGCCTCAGCTACAGGTGCCAACTCTATTCGTGGTATGTCAGTAAATCTTCTATACTTAGATGAGTTTGCTTTCGTAGATAATGCAGAACAATTCTATACATCTACATATCCTGTTGTTACATCTGGTGGTAAGTCAAAAGTTATTATAACATCTACTGCAAATGGTATTGGTAATATGTATCATAAATTATATGAAGGTTCTGTAGCTAACAAAAACGAATATCAACATTTTACAGTTAATTGGTGGGATGTACCAGGCAGAGATGAAAAATGGAAAGAGTCAACTATAGCTAATACTTCTGAATTACAGTTCGAACAAGAGTTTGGCAATTCATTTTTAGGTACAGGAAACACATTGATTAATGCAAATACACTTCTAGGATTACAAGGACATGATGCGTTATGGTCTAAAGAAAATGTATACTTGTATCAAGAACCTAAAAAGAATAGTACTTATGTTATGACAGTTGATGTCGCAAGAGGTCGTGGACAAGACTACTCTACATTCTCAATATTTGATGTATCTGAAAAACCTTTCAAACAAGTTGGTATATATCGTAATAATTTGATATCACCACTATTGTTTCCTGATGTTATTGCAAGATATGCGAAAATGTATAATGAAGCTATCGTTATAGTTGAAAATAATGATCAAGGTCAAATAGTGTGTAATAATTTACATTACGATATAGAATATCCTAATGTGTTTATGGAATCAACTGTTAAATCAACAGGTATTGGTGTAACAATGACACGAAAAGTCAAACAAATAGGTTGTTCTACACTCAAAGAATTAATGGAAGAAAACAAACTAAGAGTAATTGATAAGTTTACAATTAGTGAATTAGTTACTTTTGTAGCTAAAGGTCAATCTTTTGAAGCTGATGGGAGTAATCATGATGATTTAGTTATGAATTTAGTGCTATTTGCATGGTTCGTTACAACACCGTACTTTCAAAGTTTGACAGATTTAGAATTAAAGAAATTACTATATGATGAACAACAACAAATGATAGATGATGACATGGTACCTTTTGGTATTATTGATGACGGCTCAGATATACCCGATAGTTACAAAGAAGGTGGTGATGTTTGGACCGTTGTTGAAGATGTGAACATTTACTAAATTATAAATACTAGTTATTAATGATTAAACTCATTGATACTTTATAAATAACAATATTTTTTATAGCTATAGAAAATAATTAGGAGATAATAAACATGGCATTTCAAGTTTCGCCTGGTGTACAGGTTCAAGAAATAGATGCTACTAATGTTATTCCTGCAGTCTCAAGTTCTACAGGAGCATATTGTGGTCATTTCGGTTGGGGTCCAGCCGAAGAAGTCACTACAGTAAGTTCTGGTAAAGGTCTTGTTGACTCATTCGGGGAACCCGCTAATACAGATATTGCAGCTGAGTATTTTTACCCTGCAGCAATGTTCTTAGATTACGGGATTGACTTAAAAGTAGTTAGAATCGCGACTACCAGTATGGTAAACGCGACAACAACAAGTGGGCAGTCTTTGTTAATCAAAAACTTAACTCACTATCGCGATAATTACAACACAGGTTCAGCCTCTGTTGGAAATTATGGTGCAAGGTGTGCTGGAGCTTTAGGTAATTCACTTAAAATTTCAGTATGTGGTGGTGCAAATCCGTACGCTCAAGCTAGTGTTACAACAACTAATGGAACAACTGCCGTTGGAGGGACTACAATCGAAGTTACTCTTGGTGAGAAATTCATAGTAGGTGACATTATTACATTGATCGGATCAGATACTACAAGATATAAAATATCTGCAATTACTTTTGACTCTGGTACAACCGGAGAAGCAACAGTTACAATTGCTCAAGAAGACGATTCTACTCAAGGTTTAACCACAGCTGTATCATCAGGTGCTGCGTTAAATCGTGAATGGGAATTTGCTCGACAGTTCAACAGTGCTCCAGGTACATCAGCTTATGCAGCTGGTAGAGCTAGTGCTGGTGTTACAGACGAGTTACATATCGTTGTTCTTGACGAAGATGGTGAAATTTCAGGTACTCCTGGAACAATCTTAGAAAAATATGAAGGTTTATCAAAAGCTTCAGATGCTAAGAATGACTTCGGTGCAACTAACTATTATGTTTCAGTTATTGAAAACCAAAGCGAATATGTTTTCTGGTTAGACCATAGTTCTACTATGGGATCTGCTGGTTCAGCCGCTGCGGGAGTTACTTTTGGTACAGGTACTTTACCTGATTCTCTATCTTTCACTAATGGTGCAGATGGAAATCAACCAACAACAGCTCAGAAAATAACAGCATGGGATACACATTTTGGTAGTGCGGATAATCAAGATATTAATTTAATAATATCAGGCACAAGTCAAGCAGACAATGGTAGTGGTACCGCGTCTACGACAAGGGCCGAATTAACAAGTTACTATAATCAATTAATGAACATCGCAGAAGATAGAAAAGATGTAATGGCATTCTTTTCACCACTTAAGTCAGATTGTGTTGACTCAGGTGTTTCAGGAGCGACTAATGTAAAAACAACAGCAGATACCTTAAACGGTTCTAGTTATTCTACAATGAGTTCAAACTGGTTATACATTTACGACAGGTACAATGATAGATATGCATATGTACCCGACAACGGAGCAGTCGCTGGTTTATGTGCCAGAACTGATTATACGAATGATGCATGGTATTCACCAGCAGGATTCAGCCGTGGTCAAATTTTTGGTGTAACAAAACTAGCGTTTAACCCTACACAAGCCGATAGAGATACACTCTATAGAGCAAGAGTTAATCCTGTAGTTACATTCCCAGGACAAGGGACATTATTATACGGAGACAAGACACTAACAGCTAATGAAACTAGTGCTTTCTCAAGAATTAATGTTCGTAGATTGTTCATAGTGTTAGAGAAAGCTATCTCAACAGCAGCTAAGTTCCAACTATTTGAGTTTAACGATTCATTTACAAGAGCTAATTTCAGAGCAGCTATTGAACCTTTCTTAAGACAAGTTCAAGGTAGACGAGGAATCTATGATTTCCAAGTTATCTGTGACGAGACTAATAACACAGCCGGCGTCGTTGATTCTCAACAATTCGTAGCTTCAATATTTGTGAAGCCTGCGAGAGCTATCAACTTCATAACATTAACTTTTGTAGCGTCAAGAAGTGGTGTAGATTTCGAAGAAGTCTATGGAGCTCCTGGACAAACTACTGAATCAGCAGTATAAGGAGGAATAGAAAATGGCAACAATTAACCAATTCAAAGCCAACTTAGTAGGTGCTGGACCAAGGAACAATAGATTTGAGGTATTCATACCTCGAACAGGATCAAAGATACAGTTTTTGTGCAAAACTGCAGCTCTACCTGGACAAGTTATTGAACCTATGGAAATCAAATACAAAGGTTTAACTGTTAAATTAGCAGGTGATAGAACATTCGAGAACTGGACAGTAGGTATCTACAATGATACAGAGTTTTCAGCAAGGACTGCTATTGAAGCGTGGATGCAAGATATTGTACCACTTGATTCAAGTATCGGACCTGTAGGTTATGAATACATGATCGACAAAGCTACTGTATCTCAATTAGGTCGTGATGACTCAGTAATTGCAACATACGAGTTTTTCAATATGTGGCCAACTAACCTAGGTGCTATTGAATTAGACACCGAAGGTGGTGACGCTGTTGAAACTTTTGATGTTGAGTTCTGTTACTCACATTTTGAAAGAACTCTTTAATAAGGGTGCTTTTAAAAAGGCATAAATATTAGTATGGAATTATTTGGATTAGAGATAAAGAGGAAGAAGGGTGACGAAACTAAAGCACAAAGTTTCGTCCCACCTCAAAATGATGGGTCGGTTATCGAAATCGGTAAAGACCATGGTATGGGTGGATTCGCTTCCACCGGTGGAGTCATTGGTCAGTATATTGACATGGAAGGTGGAGTTAAAAACGAAGCCGACCTAGTTACAAGATACAGAACAATGTCTCTGGTACCTGAATGTGATGCAGCGATTGAAGATATAGTCAACGAATCTATTTCTTCAAATGACTTAGATGCACCTGTTTCTATTAATTTAGACAGAGTGAATCATTTTAGTGACAGTACTAAAGAAAAAATTCGTGAAAATTTTGATGATGTTCTAGAATTATTAGGATTCAGAGAACTCTCACACGACATATATAGAAAATGGTATGTCGATGGTAGACTCTATTATCATAAGATGGTAGATACTAAGAATACTAAAGTAGGTATTCAAGGTTTAAGACCTATTGATCCTCAAAAGATTCGTAAGATTCGTGAGGTAGATAAAAAGAAAGACGAAAAGACTGGTGTAGAAGTAATTAAAAAAACTGATGAGTATTACATCTTTAATGACCAGGGATTTGACAAGAGTGGTAATAACACAGGTCAAACAGTAAAAATTAATAGTGATGCTATAACTCATGTAACTTCTGGGTTATTAGATTACAATCAGAAAGTAGTCGTTGGTTACTTACATAAGGCAATGAAGTCTGTAAACCAACTAAGAATGTTAGAAGATGCACTTGTTATTTACAGAATATCAAGAGCTCCTGAAAGAAGAATCTTCTACATTGATGTCGGTAACTTACCGAAAGCTAGAGCTGAACAATACTTAAAAGAAGTACAGACTAGTTATCGTAACAAGTTAGTGTATAACGCTGACACAGGTGAAGTTAAAGACGATAGAAAGCATATGAACATGCTTGAAGATTTTTGGTTACCTCGTAGAGAAGGTGGCCGAGGAACCGAGATTAGTACACTACCAGGTGGACAAAATTTAGGTGAGATTGAAGATATTTTATATTTTCAAAAGAAATTGTACAAGTCTCTTAATGTACCAATTTCTAGATTAGAGACAGAAACTGCGTTCGCTATTGGTAGAGCGACAGAGATATCAAGAGATGAAGTGAAGTTTTCACGATTCATTGATAGACTTAGAGTTAAATTTGCTAGGTTGTTTGATGATATTTTAAAGACTCAACTGATACTTAAAAATGTAGTAACAGAAGAAGATTGGAAGAAATCAAAAGAGTATATAAGTTATGACTTTCAAAAAGACGGTCATTTCGTAGAACTCAAAGAAGCAGAGATATTGAGAGAAAGAGTCAATACTCTAGAACAGTTAGATCAATTCGTTGGTAAATACTATTCTGAACAATGGATAAGAAAGAATGTTCTTAGACAATCAGAAGCCGAAATTGCTGATATCAATAAAGAGATAGAAGCGATGGGTGGTGGTGAAGAAGAAGACGAATATGAAGATGAAGAATTTTAATTTAGGAGATTATGAAAATGGTAGATAAAACTAGAACACTTGTAGATCAGATAGTAGACGGTAATAATGTTGAAGCTGGTGAAAACTTTAAAAGTGTAATGCAAGATAAACAACTAGACGCTATTGATTTGAAAAGAGTTGAAATGCAGCTCGATTGGATGAACAACAACCCACAAACAGAGGAATAAAAATGTCAAATTGGACACAACCAGGACAAGGATTTAAAGGCCTTGATGAACAAATAGAGGCTATATCTGAACAACAGGTCGTGTCTTATTTCGATAACCTTATGGAACAAGATGAAGAACAGCTTGTTGAATTACTTCAGAAAATCAAAGGTAAAATCAAAAATTTTAAAGACAAAAGAGATTTTAAAAAGAGAGCCTCTGAATTAGCAAAACATCATAGTGACTCAAGTGCTGGCCATGGCAAA